CGTAGTCTGATAATATAAAACATGGTATAACTGTCCTTGGTAATAAAGGAGTTATACCATGTTTAAAAAACTTTACAAAGCAATGCAACGTAGTCAAATGCGTAGAGTAGAGTACTGGCAACTAAATAATATGTCAGATCAAATGCTCAAAGATATAGGAATTACACGTGGCGAAATCAGGGACAGGTTCTACAACCAAGAAAAAATCTGGCGTTAATGCAGCAGGTAATTATACTAAGCCTACTATGCGTAAGTCTCTTGTCGCATCAGTTAAGGCTGGTGGCTCAGGTGGAAAGCCAGGACAGTGGTCAGCTAGGAAAGCCCAGATGGTTGCTAAAAAATATAAAGCTAAAGGCGGAGGATACACCTGATGGCATTAACTAATCAGAATAAAACAAAAGTTAAAAAAGTAATTAAAGGTTTAAACAAAGCCTCTAAGTTACATGCAGGTCAAGCTAAGACACTAAAGGGTATGGTTAATGGCAAAACAAAAAGACCCAAAAGTAGGAACGGGTAAAAAACCTAAAGGTTCTGGTAGGAGACTCTATACAGACGAAAACCCTAAAGATACAGTATCAATAAAGTTTGCTACAATAAAAGATGCTAAAGAAACTATTGCAAAGGTAAAAAGAATAAACAAGCCTTACGCTCGTAAGATACAAATATTGACAGTATTAGAACAACGTGCTAAGGTAATGGGCAAGACTGAGATAGTTAAGCTTGCAAAACAAGCAAAGCTACAGTTAAAAAAGCAGAAGGAAAATGCTTAATGCCCTACCTCCAAAGCAATATACCACACTTTAAAGCGTGGGTACGCCGTGAATATACTAAGAATATGGAAGAGTATCACGGAGAGTTTCTACACTGTTTGGTAGTAGCCGTCACTACAATGCCAAATAGAACACTTAGTTTTCAAGTAATATTTACTGGATGCGAGTCTGATGAAGAAGATGACCCTAATGTTCACGGTGGAGCAATGTGGGCTAGGATGCCCTTAACTGCTTTGGTAGCAGACACACGTTATGAAGAATGGCCTAAAGAGTTACCCCCCTATCTAGCGCAACCTTGGGATTGTATGTCGCATACTCACTCAGTCTATAAGATAGAACGAGCTAGCCCAGCGCCTTGGATAGCAAAAGTAGACGGGGAATTTTACCCTGCTAAGTACTACTTCACTGTAGACTATACAGACAACGAAGTAGCAGACGATCCTGCACAACATAAACAATCTCACATACTAGAGTTGTTAGATGCAGGCGAATATACAGGTAACATGGTTGCGTTACCTAACAATAGGGTAAGGGTTACTCACCCTGCTTGGTTTGAAACAGGTGAAGGTGCTCCTGACTTTAGACCTAATCAACACACATTTAATTCTAAAGAAGACGTAGACTACGTTTGGGATACTCAAAGAGTTTTTAACAATCTTTATCAGGAGACAGAATATGAAGATGAAGAAAAAGGGAATGGCTAAAGGCGGAGCCATGATGAAGAAAAAGGGAATGGCTAAAGGCGGAGCCATGATGAAGAAAAAGGGAATGGCTAAAGGCGGAGCCATGATGAAGAAAAAAGGTTATGCAGCTGGTGGTGCATTGCCAATGAAGAAGAACCCTGCAACAGGTGAGATGATGCCTGCCTATGCTATGGATGGCAAAGGTAAGATGAACAAAGGTGGCATGGCTAAGAAAAAGGGAATGGCTAAAGGCGGAGCCATGATGAAGAAAAAAGGTTATGCTAAAGGTGGCATGAAAAAAGGTTATTCTAAAGGCGGTAAGGTTATGACTTACAATGTTGGCGGAATGGTAATAAGTAGTGGCAGTCTTAATACAGGAATTAAAAGAGCTTAATGGCTTTAAAGAAATCTCAGAAAAGTCTTAAGTCTTGGACGAAACAAGATTGGACTACTAAGAGTGGTAAGCCTTCTACACAAGGGTCCAAAGCTACTGGTGAAAGATACCTGCCAAAGAAGGCTATCAAGTCTCTTAGCTCTTCTGAGTATGCTGCTACAACTAAGGCAAAACGTAAAGGCACTGCTGCTGGTAAACAGAACGTAGCTCAACCTAAGAAAATAGCAGCTAAAGTAAAACCGTATAGGAAAAAAACATGAGACAATATCTTAAGCGTCTTTTATGTGCGATACTTAATAGGGCTTGTCCCTGCAACAAATGTGAATGTGAGTAGGGAACAAGAGTTATGGCTAAAGAAACATTACAAAAATACTTAAACAGAATGCTAAAGAGTAAAGGTAAGTCTGCTACAGAAGAAAAGAAAAAAGCTAAGAAGTATTCATCTATCTCTGCTGCTAAGAAAGCTGGTTCACTTTACTATACAAATAAAGACGGTAAAGTTATGGCTGCTGTTTTTGCAGAAGACTTGAAAGATAGAACTACCACAAAACCACCTGTAAAAAAACAAGTCCAGACCAGCAGTGGACGTGGTTCTGGTTCTGCAGAAGTAAATAAACGCAGGACTGATATTGAATCTCCTACTAGTTCAGCAAGGCGTGGAGCACAGGTAAAAGAAGGCTATACAGATATAGCTGATATGAAGGCTGCTGGAAGTCGAGTTCCAGGTCTTGAGCCTAAAGGTAGGGCAGCTAAAGCTAAAATTAAATCTGCATTAAAAGGTGATAAAGCAGCTGAGCGTTCCCGTGCTAAACGTTACACAAAGCCTCAGTGGAAAGCTATGTCTCCTACAGAACGTATCAAACTAGGATTACCTAGGCGTTCATTGGGTGTTCAGTTTAAAAACTGATTTCTAAAATAAAGACAAGGACAAAGCCGTATGGTACGTCAGTTAACAGACAAGCAACAAAAGTTCTTAGACGTTCTTTTTGATGAAGCACAAGGTGACCCAATTAAAGCAGTTAAGCTTTCTGGGTACGCTGAAGGTACGTCTGCATCTTCGGTAACAGGTTCCTTAATAGATGAGATTGCAGAACTAACTAAAAAGTTTATTGCACAATCATCTACTAAGGCTGCTTATACTATGTTTAGTGTAATGGCTGATCCAACAGACCTAGGTGTTAAAGAAAAGATGCTTGCAGCTAAAGACATCTTGGATCGTGCAGGCTTTACTAAAACAGATAAGGTAGAAGTAAAGACCTCAGAACCTCTCTTTATTCTGCCCTCTAAGGAGTCTGATGAGTAAAAGAGCAAGTAAAGCAGAATATCCAGATAAGGTAGAGTGGAGGATACCTTTGAGAGGAGAGATGGGCGAATGGTATCCCATCATACGAATAGGACGACACATACCCTTTGGATATAAACAAGACGAGGATGATCCAGATCTTCTTATTCCAATTCCAGAAGAACTAGAACTTCTAGAAAAAGCAAAACTCTTTCTTAATGAATACAGTGTTAGGCAAGTAGCCATCTGGTTATCCAAGCAGTCAGGTAGAAAGATCTCACATGTAGGGTTATATAAACGTGTCCGAATCGAAGAAAAGAGGCGCAGGTCGTCCAACAACTCTAGGCAATATGCCAGGCGGTACAAAGAGGCAGCAGCCAAAGCGGAGAAAATCGAAAAGCAACGTATCGGAGGTAGGGCCACAAGAACTATTGAAGGACGACAAAACTGGGAAGACGTTAACCCTTGGGTCGAAGAAGACACCAGCGACAGTTAAACCAGCACCTTTCGATGTTGAGGTTGCACAAGAAATTATCTTTCAACCTAACGCAGGACCACAGACTAGGTTTCTAAGTGCTACTGAACAAGAGGTTTTGTATGGCGGTGCGGCGGGTGGTGGAAAGAGCTATAGCTTAGTTGCTGACCCTGTTCGCTATCTGAATAACCCCAATGCTAGTATGCTTCTAGTTCGTCGTAGTACTGAAGAACTAAGAGAACTTATCTCAGTCTCTAAACAACTCTACCCCAGAGCAATACCTGGAATTAAGTTTATGGAGAGGGACAAGACATGGATAGCACCAAGTGGAGCTACACTATGGATGTCTTACCTAGATCGTGACGATGACGTTATGAGATACCAAGGTCAGGCTTTTAACTGGATTGGCTTCGATGAGTTGACGCAATGGGACTCAAGCTACGCATGGACATATATGCGCTCAAGATTACGTACCACTAAAGCATCAGGGTTACCTCTCTACATGAGGGCAACGAGTAACCCAGGTGGTCCTGGACACCAATGGGTTAAACGTACTTTTATTGATCCATCTGAGCCAGGTCATTCATACTGGGCTACAGATGCAGAAGGTGAAGTAATTCGTTGGCCTAAGGGACACACCAGAGAAGGGGAACCACTCTTTAAAAGAAAGTTTATTCCTGCTACTTTGTTTGATAACCCATACCTTTCAGACGATGGTATGTACGAAGCTAACCTACTCTCTCTACCTGAGCACCAAAAAAGACAACTACTTGAAGGTGACTGGGATATTAACGAGGGAGCAGCTTTTTCTGAGTTTAACAGGAAGATTCACGTAATAGAACCCTATGACATACCTTCTAATTGGACTAGGTTTAGGGCATGTGACTACGGGTACGGATCTTACACAGGAGTTGTTTGGATTGCTATAGCACCAGACGAACAGTTAGTTGTTTATAGGGAACTATATGTATCTAAAGTTTTAGCTACAGACTTAGCAGAAACTATTTTAGAACTTGAATCATCAGAAAAAATAAGGTATGGTGTTCTCGACAGTTCTTTGTGGCACAAACGGGGAGACACAGGGCCAAGCCTAGCAGAGACAATGATTATGAAAGGATGTCACTGGCGTCCATCTGATAGATCAAAAGGTTCACGTGTCGCAGGTAAGAATGAAATACACAGACGATTACAGGTTGATGATTTCACAGAAAAGCCAAGGATAGTTTTCTTTAACAACTGCACTAATACAATAGCACAGCTACCCTCTATTCCTCTTGACAAAAATAACCCAGAAGACGTAGACACTAAAGCAGAAGATCACCTTTATGATGCGCTACGCTACGGAGTAATGACAAGACCAAGGAGTAACTTGTTTGACTTTGATTCAGCTGATCAAAGAACAGGTTTTCAGGCAGCTGACCCTAAATTTGGATACTAGACTAAGGATCTACTATGGAAGAAAATGAAATCTTGAATGAAGAAGTAAGTATGGATGATGCTGAAGTGTCTTTCATTGAAGATTCTGAAGAGGGTCTTGGTACAGACGAACCCGTTGGGTCTATAGTACAGTATGTTCAACAACGTTTTTATAAAGCAGAGGAAGCTAGGTATACTGAAGAGCAGCGTTGGATTAAAGCTTACAGAAACTACAGAGGTATATACGGACCAGACGTTAGCTTTACTTCAACTGAGAAGTCTAAAGTATTTGTTAAAGTAACTAAGACAAAAGTTCTTGCTGCATATGGTCAGATAGTAGAAGTTCTCTTTGGTGCTAACAAGTTTCCAATTAGTATTAACCCTACTGTACTTCCTGATGGTGTAGTTGAAGCTGTCCACATTGAAACAGACGACAACATCAAGAAGATGGAATCTGGTGAGCAAGTAGATATACCTAAGTTAAATCCAGGTGAAACATTTCCTGAGTTTCAAGAACGTCTTGCTGGCTTAAGAAATAAACTTGAGCCCCTAGGTGATAAAATTAAAGAAGGTGAAGGATCTACACCCACCCAAGTTACTTTCCATCCTGCTATGGTCGCAGCTAAGAAGATGGAAAAGAAAATACATGACCAGCTAGAAGAGTCTAACGCACGTAAAGAACTACGTACAACAGCCTTCGAGTGTGCATTACTTGGCACAGGTATCATGAAGGGTCCATTCGCAGTAGATAAAGAATATCCTAACTGGTCTGAAGAAGGCGACTACGAACCCGTAATAAAAACTGTACCTAAGTGTTCTTCTGTATCTACTTGGAATTTCTATCCAGACCCTGACGCTATCAACATGGATGATGCAGAGTATGTTGTGGAGCGTCACAAGATGTCTCGAACACAACTACGTGCACTAAAGAAACGTCCCTTCTTTCGTGAAAATGCTATTGATGCAGCTGTATCTATGGGTGAGTCCTACACTAAAGAGTGGTGGGAACAGATCATGGAGGACGAAGCTAATGAGTCTAAGGCAGAACGCTATCAAGTACTTGAGTTCTGGGGTAACGTAGACGTAGATCTTCTTAAAGATCAGAAGGTAGATGTCCCTGAAGAATTAGAAGAGTATGATCAAGTATCTGTAAATATTTGGACCTGTAATGGTCAGGTTCTACGTCTTGTTCTAAATCCTTTTACGCCTTCTTATATACCTTACTACTCAGTTCCTTATGAGGTAAACCCTTACAGCTTGTTTGGTGTAGGTATAGCTGAGAATATGGATGACACGCAGACCCTTATGAACGGCTTCATGCGTATGGCGGTGGATAATGCTGCTCTATCAGGTAACCTAATAATTGAGGTTGATGAGACCAACTTAGTGCCAGGTCAAGATCTATCAGTATACCCAGGAAAAGTCTTTAGAAGACAAGGGGGCGCACCAGGACAAGCCATCTTCGGCACTAAGTTTCCCAACGTATCAAACGAGAACCTACAACTTTTTGACAAGGCCAGAGTACTTGCTGATGAGAGCACAGGCTTTCCTTCTTTCGCACACGGTCAGACAGGTGTGTCAGGTGTAGGACGTACAGCTTCTGGTATCTCAATGCTTATGTCTGCTGCCAACGGTAGTATTCGTAACGTAGTTAAGAACGTAGACGACTATCTCCTTGGCCCACTAG